ACACATGTTACTGTAAAAGTATACTTCAGTGTGCGCTGTGCCATAATTAATACTCCTTGATAAATCGTTCTGCTGATGTCATAACTAGCGTAGCGGCCTCATCTCTACAGTAGATGCTACAGTAGTCGTCATAGCCCCATTTGGGCACTTCCATTTTCCTACCCATCAGATACCCTGCTTCACGCTCGTGCACCCCGGGTCCAAATGTTTTGGTCAAGAACTTACGGAACTCTACAAAGTTGACCAGGGCATTAGCACGGCTAGTGTATGAAGGCTCAGTCCTGTGCGTCCACACACCATAGCCATTGAACCTACGATCAAGCTTCTTGATACGGACCATGTTAGGCATTGGCAGCTTTCTTGGCTTCAGCACCATCTTCGATCCAAGCCTGTAATTCATCACGGTTTTCCATTTCCCACTCACGCATACTTTCACTGATAGCAAAAGCCTCGTCTAGTTCTGTGGGTAGTTCTTCTGCTACCTGATCTGAAGTCATGCCACCGACCTCATAGTAGTCATCATGTCCATCTTGATACCAACCAGCAAAGCCCATACCTGGTTCATAATACATTGCATCTACCGTGAAACCTAGAGCTTCTAACTTCTCATAGGCTGCGGTCGGTGGTGCCCAAGCACTATCAAAGTAGGTGTTCAGCATCAAGCCATCTTCTGTGACATCGCATCCACCTTGATCATCGACGTCCCACTTGGTGCCCCATTCATTGCTCTGGAAGTCATACCAATTAGCATAACCATGCTTCTCTAGGTTTTCTGCACTCTTACGCTTGTTCTCTGCTTCCTCGATAGGATCACCGCTAGAACCTGCTATGGTATCCTTAAGCTCTTGTGGGCAAGGAACAAACTCTTGTAAGAACTCCCCACGTCCCAATGCTTCTTTAGCACGAGTGATCATCGCAGGATCTTCGTGTGTTAATGTTAGATTATTACTGCACCAATTAGGCATATACGCTCACTTTCTTTATTATATGTTTATTATAGCACCTTCTGTCCAATTTGTCAACCAATTTATACCTCATATAAGCTGAACTTTGTGGCATCATTTTCACGGGTAAATGTAGGCATTCTTTGATGCTTCCTAGGACCTCTATATACGACCCTAAGCCTCATTCCTGCCTTTAATACTATATCCTTGACTCTTTCTTTGTGTTCTACAGGTATGCCCCTAAACACGCTGGCCTTGTTGCCCGGAGTCATATACCGTTCCAAGAACTGCCTATCCTCTAGTGGCAAGCAGAACCAAACTAGTCGGTCAACATTACGCGGTTGCTTCATCTCGACTCTTAATGAATTTAGTCAGCTGTTCTACTTCCTGTCTACCGCTGACCTCCCAACCTTCATCATGCCAATCACAAAACTCTATATGGACAGGATCACCATATTCACCAAGGAACATTAGCTCAACAGCCTGTTCCTCTGTTTCGGCTTCAACTTCGTATTGCTCTTCGATGATAGCCCTACGGTGGAAGGTAAACTTATAGGTCTGGGCCAACTGCGGTCTCCTCGATGATCTCCCAGATCTCATTCACTGTCAAGAAAGGATACTTCTTCTGCATATCAGCTAGACTTGTGCCTTGTCTATGTAGTTCTTGTATGTCTGTGTAGATTTTTTTAAAATAGCCCATCTTAGTCTCCTTAAAAATTTAGGGTGTGTGCTTGGCCCGCATTCGAGTTTTCACACATTAAGGCAGTCTCCGGGAAACCACTAGCCAACTCTTGCGAGCGAGTAACTTGGTAGGCGTTTATTTCTGTTACTCCTTCAATGGGCAAATCACCGGCACAGCCATTGCCTCCCTAAAACCTAGTTCAGTTCGTAGCAACCTGCTGGAACCGTAAATCCTAATTTCTTTAGTTCTTCAACTACCGCTGTTAAGTGTGCTAGTCTATTGGCCAATTGACGACCTCGTAGTTCACCATCACAGCTGAGATTCTCTGGACTGAGTTCATTTTCCAAACGAGCGAACATCCTATCTGCGTCTGTTTGTGTTAGTTGGTTTCTGTTGGGCAATGCTTTGCCTCCTAAGAGTGCATCCCAAGCATTATATTGTTGGATGTAAAGATCTAGTTCTGTCATAATCGCTCCTTAATTGTTAGTATAATTGTAGCATCAATTTACCAATTTGTCAACCAATTTATACCTTCGGAATGCGGTATATAACCCCTTGATTTGTAATGGCTTTTGTGTAGCCCTTTTGGGTCCATTCTTCTTCTAAAAAGTTCAATTGTTTCAAGTCTTTAACACGGGCTTCATCTACTTTAATGGTGATGAACTTCTGGCGATAGTTAATGTGGATATCTTTATTGTAGTAGACCATGTCAGCGCCTAGTTTAATACGCTCTGCTTCTACCTTTTGGGATTCTGAATAGCGGCTAGCATTAGCGATGTTCTTCATACGAGCATCTTGTGTTGACCACCACCCATTTGATGATTTAGTAGTTTCTAGTTCTTTTTGTAACATTTCGGTTCGCTCCTTAATTGTTAGTATAATTATAGCACCAAACAACCAAAATGTCAACCAATTTATACCATCATAAACTTGGCTAATTTTGGGTCTACGATGTTAATACCGTCAACTTTAAGTGCATCGATAGCAGAGTCTGCTAACATAGCAAGTGCTCTGTCTTTGCTGACCCTATACCATCCTAGGTTAAACAATGTTTTTCCATATCTAGAATAACGGACTTTTAGGTCCTCATCTTTGCGTTCACCACGGGTAGCCAATTTGATAGTGATTTCATCCCAGTGTCCGCCATCTTTGGCTTTGATCTCAAAGGCCATTTGTTTAATGATATGTTTGGCCAGCTTCATACCCACTGCTGGGTCTGCATCATATTTTGCTTTTTTCTCTGCGGCTATGCGTTCTGCTTCTGCCTTACGGACAGCTTCAGCCGCTTGGAATCTTGCTTCAAGGCGAGGTATGTCTTTCTCAATCTCACGACCTAGTGTGATCGCGTCCTGTAGTGCGGCCACAGTATTTTCCATTGCGTTGATATCGTTTGGCTCTTGGTCGTATTCACGGCTAATATAACCTGAACGGTTTGGTGTGATAGTCCACAGTTGGCTGGCTCTATCTCGACGGTTTATCTCTAACTCAACTACATCAGCGTCTCTGTAGCCAAAGACACGATATTTGATACTGCCTCTGCCCTTGTCAGCGATCTCGTCTAAGTTGTATTCTAGTCTGGTATATTGCATGGTCCGCTCCTTAATTGTTAAATGCTATTTTAGACTCTTTTGGACGGTTTGTCAACCGTTATTTTGGGGCCTATTTTGGTTGACATTTTGGACAAAAGAGTGTATAATTGAGTTGTCGAACAGAGGGGGGTGGACGGACCCGGTGCCTGCTATTTCTGTGGTTTGTATATCTCTGTTTTATAGGGTATGGTTGCTTTGAACTCACGGTTCATATAGTATTCTAAAAGCTGTCGTTGGATCTGTGCCAAAAGATTATCGCTGTATTCGTCCACGCAGATAAATCTCACAGGGCATTTACCCCACCCACCATACTTACGAAACTCATTGTAATATGTTCGATGTTCTTTGTTCGAAGGATCGAAACGAACAAGTGGCCTTCTGATCAGATATTCAAGTTTATTCATTATTCTTTAGAAGTTTTATTGGCCTGCTCAATAGCTGTCGTGGCCACCGAGTGTGCCACATCTACTCCCTTGCCTAACCAATATTTGGTCACTGTAGGATATAAAATAGCCAATGTAATAACCACACCTAATAATACCTTACCCATTATTCACCAAAGACCTTTCTTTTTAGTTTACGGACTTCAATGGCGAAAAAGTATAATGAGCCTGTCTTCCACCACCAATATAGTTGTGATGCTAGATAACCTAAAACGAATCCAATTAATAATGTCATATCTTTCTCCTGATGTTAAATTCTATCCTGCTATACAGCGGGGTCTCTGTGGCTTAACTCGCATCGACCTGGCACTCCTGCCTACCCAACTAGCTGTGCATCCTTTTCGTAGATCACAGTCTGCCCAAAGGGTGCTTCTGCTGATGTATTGCCTTTGACGATAAACAATGTGTCGCAATAGTTGTCGTCACCCCAACTGCCACATGGGTAGCCATCTGTGAACATGATGAACTTCTTAGGTTGTAAACCTTTCTCTTTCATATAGTTGAAGTTAGCATCAAAGTCTGTGCCACCACCACCCATAGGTTCATATTTTAATAATTCATCACCAGTGTCATGTGTGATGCGTTGATGATTGTAAATGTCTGTATCAAAGCACCACAAGTCAATAGCAAAGTCCTGATACTGATCCATGATACCTTTTACTTCTGATAAGAATGTAGTGGCATCTTCATCACCAATACTACCACTCATATCGATAGCGATAGCCACGTCAATGGTCTCATCGTTTTTAAGTCCTGGAAGTATCGCACCCGAGTGTGATGACTTACGATTATATCTAGCGAATGAATAGTCATTGCGAACAATGCTTTGGATATTCATACGGAGCATTTCACGCCAGTTCATCTTAGGCTCTGTCAAGTCTTTGATCATGCGTTGTATGCTCGCCGGCACTTTACCTGCACCTGCCGCGGCCGCCGCTTGGATCATCGCTTCCTTAATCTCATCACGGATCTTTTGTGCTTCTTCCTTGCTGATAGTCGGTTTACCTTTAGCTCCTTGGTCACCTTCTTTACCATCTTTGCCTGGACTATTACCACTACCGTCCTCATTGATGTGCTCGTCTAATAGATCACCTAATTGCTTGAGCAAGTCTTCCATAGGAATCTTTTCTGCTTGTTCGTATAACTTGTCGTAGATCTCTTCCCAAGCCATGCCACGATATTGTGGGTCATAACATATCTTAACTTCGCTGATCTTCTCACCAATGCGTTCATCTACAAGTATTTGGTTTACCGCATAGTCCTGAGCGATATTGCTGAGCATACGATCTCTGCTACCAACACGGCTCAAGTGATCAAAGACACAATGTAGGATCTCGTGACCAAATAAGAATTCTAATTTTTTAACTGATAGTTTTTCTACGAACTTGGTATTGTAGTAAAAGTTCTTGCCGTTGGTTGCGGCAGTTGGGCACCAGTCGTCTGCTTGGATAATCTGCATACGGGTAGCCATGTTGCCGAAGAATGGCGCTTTGAGTAATAAGCCTACTCTAGCTGTCGTTAATTTTTCTAGTATTGGGTCCATCTCGCTCTCCTTAGTATGTGTAAATTATAGCACCTTTTGGACGGTTTGTCAAGGCCTAAAAGTGTGGCTTTTTTGCCACACCCCGGCACTCTAAAAGGTGGAAAGGTAAGCCCTGAGAAGCCTACCCTTCCGTGCTACGGGGAGGTCTAGTTCTCCATAGCAGATAAAACATACTTACCAAAGCGTTTATGGAACTCATCGAAGCTCTTCATCTTCGCCGCATCCAACGGTAAATCGTAGTTGGTAAGAGCTGTCTTGGCACCCATAACCACTAGCTCAGTAGGGAAATTGTCCATCATATAACGGAAGAATGTATCCGCCATGTCGTCCCATTTATCCACTTTCTTGTCTGCTCGTTCTTTTAGTTCATAGCATAACGAAACGGTTAAGGAATACATCGCTGACACTTCTTTGATCTCTAAGCCTTTAACCTTGCCATCTAAGATTTCACCTGCTTTAGGCATACGACCTGCAACCTTACGGTGAGCCATAAACTTCACAGCCAAGCCGTCACCAATAGCACCTGCCACAAGGTTATGTAATGTATCGCTGTCAATGTCGTCATCGTTTAGCAAGTCTGAAACGAAGCACCATGAGCGTGGAGTCGCGAATGCTTTAGAAACACTCTTTGGATCAAAGTCATATAAGTCCTGCTTGGCAAAGCCTACATAACCTACTACCTCTGGGTGGATACTATTCATAACAGCCCACTCTGTCCAATCATCTACATCTACCTTGGCTTCCAAGTGTAGGAAACGATTAGCCAACGGCGCTGGCATACGATATGTCACGCCACGGTCTCCATCGCGGTTACCTGCCGCTACGATATCAACACCCTTAGGCAATTCATATGTGCCTACTCTACGGTTAAGGATTAGCTGATAAGCCGCCGCCTGCACCGCTGGTGGAGCACTATTCAACTCATCTAAAAAGATGATTGCGGTGCTGTCTGCATCTACAGGAAGCTCTGCTGGGGGTGCCCAAACCATCTTGCCCTGATCAGCATTGTAGTATGGAATACCTTTAATATCTGTAGGTTCCCACAATGCTAATCGAACATCGATCACTTCGCGATCAGCATCAATGCCAATCTGCTTGACGATATCGGACTTACCGATACCTGGAGGACCCCAAAGGAATACTGGGCGTTTAGATTTAATTGCTTTTGAAATACTACGCTTGGCCGCTTTAGGACCTAATTGACGAATTGAATTATCGCTCATTTTCTAGACCTTTCTTTGTTAAGTTTCTCAGTTTTAATAGTATAACACCAATTAAGGTAAATGTCAACCTATTCGTTGCCATCTGCCATAAACATTTCTCGCCCTGCTGACATAACTTGGTCGAGACTCATTTGCTCAATAGTGAATAGTTCGTGATACTCTGATTGCATGGCTTTAAGTGTTTCTAGAAAGCCCACGATACCATTGCGGGTTCTGTATGCTTCTATAACCTTTAATGCTTCTTTCATAGTCCGCTCCTTAAGTGTATGTGTAGATTATAGCATACTTTATCCAATCTGTCAACCCCTATTTTGGCTAGTGCCGGGGGGTGTGGCTTTTTAGCCACATTATAGCCAAAAAGAAAGGACCCTTTCGAGTCCTTCCTCAAACTCTGCCCCGGGAGCGAATCGGTGCTTTGTTTGAAACCTTAGGTAGGTTGAATTACAATGTGATACCTAATGCCTTAGCTTTGTAACCAAGAGCAACGATCTCACGTGAAGCCTTGCCTAACTCATACTCAGTAACCATAACACCGTTACCTGCCTTACGAGTGTTTGAGTAAACAGCATAACCATTTGCACGGATTCTTGAAGCTTCTGCTGATAAGTTCTTAACACCAAAACGCTTTTCAGCTTGTGATTGTGTTAATTTAGCGCCATTGTAAAGAGCATTAAACACTTTAAATGTCTTAGTTTTTTTTGAAATAAATTTCATTTGCCTTTTCCTTTTCTGTTTTAAGTTAAATGCTGATTAAATTTTTTCAGCGTATGTTAATTATACTACCTCTACTACCTAAAGTCAACTACTAATTTTACCATTTGTAATCCCAAACTTCAAACGGTTTCTTATTAGTAGTTCGTTTCGCTGGTTGCGGACTACGGATGAAAACACCCAAAATCAACACAGCCAACCATGTTTGCCAAGTGTATGCTACCAGCACGGCACCGCCAAACAATGTGTTCCACGCCCAAATAATAACCCAGGGCCCAAACACAATTCCTATCAAGATTAATGCAACCATCATCTTGCCTGCTAACCATCCTAACTTATTCCACATAGATATCCTCCTTGATGTCATCGATATCGTCGTTCTCTTGCTCTTCAACTAGTTTAGCCAACTCAGCTTCACGTAGTTCCTTTTCAAGTTGTTTAGCCTTACGCTTCCCAGCGAGAGCTGAACCCTTGACATACATCCTATCATAATGCTCTGTGCAATACCACTTGCCAGCCACGGGCTTCTCACCACATCTGTGGGCACGGTCCCCTATCCACTGGCACCCTTCTGCCTTTACGGTGGCACTCCAGATGCTGTCTATTTGAGCGTCAGTTAATGACATTATACACCCCTTCTCATGACGGTTACTTCTGCCATACCCTTCCATTTGATAGGAAAGCTCTTACGCAAGTCTGCTACCTTGAGCACCGTTCTGAGTGATAGCTCACGCATCTTGCTCTTGTTTTCTATGATGTAATCTACCACTTCATCACGCACCACATCTTCAAAATCATAGATATCCAACATACCGTCATTGACGATCTGCTTGATACGCAGGACCTTTTCACGATCTGTGTCCATCTGTAGATCAATATAGTGACAGCGTGATTCTAATGCCGCCAAGTGATCCTGCAATTTCTTACTACGGACGTTCTCAAATTTAATGTTAGTGATAAAGATAGCACCAGCCTTAAATTCAAACCTGTCAGGAATACCTTCGCTACGTAATAGTCTGCTGTCAGTATTCCAAGAAATCATACGTTTAGTAGAGCTGTCTAAAGCCGCTTTAAGGATGTTAAGACTTAAGTCGTCTAGCAATACCGCATCACAATCGTCAAACACTACCACGTTACCTTTGTCGCTGAACTCGTAGAGTTTGGCATATAGTCCAATGGCACTCATAGCACCCTTAACCACTTCATACTTGGCTTTTTTGTTAGATAGGGTATTAAACAGGTCTTCCTTGTGCAGAACTTCTTCTACACCAAAGCTCTTGCCCACACCTGGGGGCCCTGTGACGATCATAGCACGGACGGTGCCTTCTTTAACAGCCTGTGTCATGTCTGCTAGGATCTGGAAACGACCACGTAGACGTTCTACGATCTCTTCGTCCGTTTCACTGGCCACGGCACTATCGTCCACCTTGATCTGCTCTAGGCTAGTAGGACTACCTGGTGCTGAAGGCGCATTGCTGGAGATAATGGTATAGTCCTGTGCTGAATCGCACTTGATACGGATGTCACGGTTTGGAATACCTGCGTTTGGTGGCGCTACAGATCCACCCTTGACAGTCACATATGAACCAGATCCACCGGTCTTAAATTGATCTACTAGTTCAAAACGATAGCCGTTCATGCTAGTAGTGTTGCCACGGATCTTATACGTGCCGTTCTGTATTTCAATAATAGTTGCCATTCTCGCTCCTAAGTTCGTTTTCTCAGTATCAGTATTATAGCACCATTAGGCGTAATTGTCAACCTCTAAATTGGCTATCTTGCCCTCTAGGCTAGTCCACCCGCTAGAGTAGCTCTTGACCCACCAATTTTCATCTTCATCCATGAAGTAAAAATACTCACAGCCAGCGCCATCGTAATGTTGGTGGAAACTGTCGCGATCAAAGAACACTTTAAAGCCCACACCCGTTTCACCACGATCACGAGCATAATAGGTCGTTTCGTGATCCGGGTTAGCCTTGTCAAAATCGTGTTTATGGCCAACGATTGGTCCCAACGAACTGATGTCCCCGCCCTGTATCAAGTCTAGTGTAGTTTGTGCTTCTGTATAGTGATTGAGCAAGGTAGCACCCACGCCCTCTAGGTATCCGTCCCAGTGGCAATAGCAGGCATAAATTTCCCCACCCTGTTCGATTGCGATCGCTGATCGTGTTGCCATAATTGTCGCTCCTTAATTAATAAGTCAGTATTATACTATAAACTAGCCTGCTTGTCAACCGATATTTGCATGGCTTTTAGGCTAAATGAATCGGCTAGTTCCACCACCCGCTTTTCTGCTTCTGTCATAGCCGTCCAGATCATATCCTCAGCCACCCCGTCTGTCAATACATCACGGGCATCTTCATACAGGAACCCACCCACGACGTCCGAGCCCAATTCAACACCATCCAACAGGACTCTCACGCGGAGTATGAACCAATCCAGATCGCCCGAGTCTATATCACGGCATATTTGGTCTACATCATAATAAGGTCGACCGGTATCAGGATTGATACTAGTGTCGAATAGATCCCGAGGATGACATTCTTCGTAGAGCTTTTCTACTATGACGGTAAAGCCATCTCGATCTTGTTTTGATAATACTTCCCATGGTCTTGATAACATAGTCGCTCCTTAAGTATTTCGTATATTATAGCATCAAATCTCGGGCTTGTCAACCCCTGCGCATCTTGCTGATATCCACAGCGTCTTCTTTGCTGAACACGGGTATAGAGTTGCTCTTGTGTAATTGCCCGATACCGATCATAGCGTCACCCGTATACTGCTGGACGGGTTTCTTAGCGGCCACACCTGAATCGCTGTTAAGGCTAGGGTAATGGGGTGTTTCACGGCCTGGGGGTGGTGCCCAACCCTTCTGTTTGACCAGTCCCTGTTGGCTAGGGCGGACTTTCTTCTTTTCAGTGGGTTTGATGTCCCACTTCTTCATGAATTCAGCCCAAGATTCTTGCCGTTCACGGGCCTTGCGAGCATGTTCTGCTGAAGCGAACTTCCGCTTGCCTTTCTTCTTACCCGTTGTGCTGAGCCAGGGGCCCTCTAGATGCATGGTCATGTTATCGTTGATCGCTGTTAAGTATTGGACGAAGTTCGCGGATCAGTTCGCGCTCTCTGCGGTGTGCGGCTGCCTTGCCCTGGACCATCTCGTGTATGCAGACTTCTATCTGTTCACGTGAGGCGAGCTGTCTAAGAGCCCTGCATAAGAGCCAATCAAGCCCTTCTGTTTGGCTACGATACCAATGCTTGCTGACCCGAGCCTGGATGCTCTTAAGTGTGGTGGCCTGTGTCTTAGCGGTAACGCCTATATAGTTCTGGCCGTTGACCCTTAGTTCGTATATGATATGATTGCGGTTGTCCATGTTGTTTCGCTCCTTCATTTTGTTAGTATAGCATCACTAGACCAAAATGTCAACCGAAATCTATGGTTATTTAAGGTTGTGGCTTTTTGGCAACACTTTGGCCCCTGCCTTGGCACTGTCATTCTCCACCACATCCTCGGGCTTGTAGGTAATGCTGCTTACCCAATTTGGGTCCCACATGTCCTGGTAGGGATCAGGGGTATTCTTGAACTTGGCGTCCAAACAGGCCCGGATCTTTCGGGTGTCTTTGAACCTGCACACGGCTGTGGGCACCATCACAGGTATGTCTGACTCTGCTGCTAGGGCCTGGGTGCTGAAATACATGGCTGCTGCTGTTGCTGCTTCTAAGATCATGATGGTTCTCCGTCGTCTTCCTCTACACGTACTGTGTGAGATTCTTTAAATGTGCGCTTGAGCCACTCCCTATTGGTGTCCCAGTAGTCTTTATGTGATAGATCACCACCCTCATCACGGTACTGATAGTATAGATCCCGCAACCAGGCTTTGAAATTACTCTTCATGGAGACCTGGACGTGCATGCATCTTGCGATCAAATTCCCACACTTCTTGGCAGTGTACGCAGCGTGTGCAGCCTTTGATCAATGTGCGACGGCGTTCAGGGATAGCCTCCCCACAGTCCTCACACTCTGTTAATGATTCACGTGCTGCTTGTTCCTGTAGGGCCCTCTGTACAGCAGCGATATGATTCATATTGTTGTGTATGCTGTGCAGCTGAGCCATCTCAGCTTCTTCTTCATTGTTATACTGGAAATCGTCTTTGGCCACATTAACCTCTCTTAAACTGTTTATGCGTAATATTATACAGTCTTTTACTTAGCTTGTCAAGTACTATATATATCTAAGCAGCGGGGCCTATTGTGTCGACACGGTAGAGGGCTGCGAGTGTCGAGTAGAGATCATAGTATACAGCGTATACAGTATAGATCAAGTGAGGTACAGTTCTATACTGTATATGCCAGCGGCACACAGCTGACACTGTACTAGAACGTGAGCGTACAGTAGATCTATAGTGGATCTATAGTGGAATACAGCAGCGGGGCCAGTAGATGATCGTGGCTTTATGGTGGACTTATGGTGGATCTACGGTGGAGAAATGGTGATTTCGCACCGTTTGAGCAAGGTAGGCGCAGTAGATAGTGCAGTTTTTTACTATGAGGCAGATTGGTTAATGAGGCTTAATAAAAATACTACACAATTACACACTTTTTACTACTTTACTACACTTTGATACGCATTTCACCACTATAATGCACAGCGGGGCCTACTTTACCTACCACTAAATGCAGGTTTTTTCGCAGTAAATCACACTTTACTCTACTATATTATACCTTATGCTCGTGTATACTATTCTCTCGATCTTTAGATCCACACACTCACACACCAGTGCATCTAGTGTGGGCATAAGCAGCGGGGCCACTTACACACCCAAGGTTAATATGAAGTATATCCATGCACACACTAAGATCATTATCAACGCATCCACTAACCAGTTGTTCATATATAGTCCTCTAGCCGCCGGCATGCTCATTACTACTGTTACTACTATTACTACTGTTATCTACTGTATTACTATTACTCGTATTATTACTATCCAATAACAATTGATCTGCTGCCATATCTATAGTGTCTTCTAGTATGCAGTATGTGCCTGTCAGTTCGACTTTATCCACTGTTAGACATAGTTCATATTCAAAAGGATCATTGTCCAAACGTTGTATTCTAGTTACAAAGCCAAGATTATGATTACGGGCTCGCATGGCTATACGAGCACCAGCACGTGTACGATAGTACTTTAGGCGTGTCATTGATTCCCAGTGGACCAGATAGTATACAGTGTTCATATAGATTATTTACAGGGACTAGTCTAAGGTATTATATGGGTATACTATAGTCTAGTTTATAGAAGGCCAGTGACGGCAGCCAAGACTAAGACTAACCAGGCTAGTACACTGATTATTGCTATGGCCGAGACTATACGTTGCACTAGACTCATATCTTTGATTAACATAAGGTATCCTAGGAGGAATAATATACCAGTATTTAATATGGTGTGAGGGCCTTGGAAATTTTTGCGCTACCGCGCACATCTTCGATGTGCAAGAGCATTATGCGGCCTATTTTGGATTTTGCTTAGCCACTGCACGACACATATCAATTAACTGTTTTTCTGTCATATCGTTCTTTGCTCGATTAACATCAAATCGTATCAATTGGACATTACCTTTGACATAACCACGTTTGCTGTTCTTACGATCTAAACTAACACGATTTTCTAAACTACCTAGTTCTGTACTCATAGGTAATCCAGACAGCTTACACAGTCCTTTTTGACCTACCCATAACTTTTCTATGTATTCTAGGCTAAGATCGAATGTTCTGTTAAACCTTTTAGCACGATGTTTGGCGGCATTAAACATCTGTCTAAATACCAAACTAGGGTCTGTAATACTTTTAATCTTACGGTTTTTTATTTGTTTTTCTAGCATTTCTGGGTTATTTTTCTGCCAGATTTTTACATTAGCTAAGATCTTTTCTCGATTGGCTTCTCGGTATTTCTTTTGGACCTGCTTGATTTTTTCTTTATTTTTTTGATAATATTCTTGTTGGGCTACGGTCATATCTTATTATTGTTCTTTAAAGCATATAGTATACAATCTATTCTAGGGGTTGTCAATGGGCGTATAGGATATATACATCATTCACTACCCCCTCAAGGACGTACCTATCATGTTTAAAGGTTTATTCGAAGCCCATACACTAACTCTACTCATATTGATATTAAGTGTGGTCAATGCTCTAACTGCTATCTTATCAGCTCACACAGACATCATGTGGGGTTGGATATCATCAACAGCAGGATGGTATGCTGTATGGGATCTAACCAAGCACAAGTGATCGTCATCTAGTTATATGCTAGGTTAACTAATCAGTTAAATACTGTATGACCATCACGAATCTCACAGAACTAGTAGAAACCATAGGCAGCGGCACTACAGATATCACTGCGGGTGTTAGACAAGACGGTACCAGTGTTAACACACAGCGTATCAACCCTATAGCAGACAATCTCAGTAGAGCAGCAGCACTGACCTCTTCTACTATAAGTCCTATCACACAGATTGCATCTACCAGCACCGCAGTCACAGTCGTAGAAGCAGGGCAGCGTGTGGTTTTGATCACAGGACCCAAGGGTGACGTAGGTCCACAAGGACCTCCAGGGGCTAGTGGTAGTATAGGAGTAGATGGAGTACCGGGGGTGGGTATTACAGGACTGACCATAGATGGTTCGGGCAACCTCATAGTCACCCTTACAGATGAAACCACGGTCAACGCAGGCACACTGAACAGTGCTATCAGTATAGGCTCAGTCACGCAAGGGCTCACGGCCTCGGCTACCATATCTGGGTTCGCACCCAATCAGATATTAGATTTGGTCATGCCCATAACAGCTCCTACAGCAGCCCAGGGTACCAATACCACACAGATAGCCACAACAGCATTTGTACGCACAGAAGTAGCTGGGCTAATAGATTCAGCACCAGAACAGCTAGATACTCTAAACGAATTAGCCAATGCCCTAGCAGATGATTCAGCTTTTGCCACCACAGTTACAGATTTGATAGCGACCAAAGCACCTATCGACAGTCCAACGTTTACAGGCACAGTGTCAGGTATCACATCTGCGATGATAGGACTGGGCAATGTAACTAATGAAAGCAAGGCCACAATGTTTACCAATCCTGTATTCACAGGAACCACAACAGCCCCAACTCCTACACCTGGTGATAATTCTACAAAAATAGCCACAACAGCCTATGTTCAGAGTACAGGCTATAATTCACAGGGTGTAAAAACCATATCATCTGGTACTCCTACTGGTGGTAATGATGGTGATATTTGGTATCAGGTCTAATGCCTAAACTCTGGGTCAAAGATGCAGGCATATGGAAAGAAGTAGTCACACTCTGGGTCAAAGATGCAGGCATATGGAAAGCTGTACAAAAAGGTCTAGTCACTGTTAATAACATAGCACGTCAGTTTTATCCTAATACCATACCCACAGAAGTATATTCAGTTCCGGGTACCTATACCTATACAGTGCCTGCGGGTGTAAGCTCTCTTAATGTTGATATCATAGGAGCAGGGGGTGGTGGAGCAGGGGGTGCTTCTAGACCAGACGGTAACGCTAACTACCAATGGGG